CTGTGAAGGTGTGAGTCTCACAGTGCGGCGTCCAGTGGACGTTGTTCGTACAGCCGAAGCTACCTTTTGAGTAGGTTTCGACTTTGCCTCAAATTTATGAGGAAACTCTTTTCGAATTCTCCGATCAATTTCATTATAATACTCATCGTCTCTCGGATCAACCCCATTCTGCACTAATTCTTGATGAATATCATATGCAGTGTATGTCATAGCATTATCTGTACCAAACCATTCATTTTTTTCTGCCCAAGATTCTGCTTTTGGATCTCTTGGAGCTTCTGGTTGAGCATTAGGTGCTTGTTGATTAATAGCTTGATTAACATCAACAGGTTTTTCTGCTGCTGCTTCTGCTTCTGCTTTTACTCTCAAAGCTTTTGCTTTTGAGACTTTTAATCTCTCATCTTCAATAGTTAATCGAGAAATTTCTTGATTTGCAGCTACTTGTTTTTCAACATCTTGAGCATTAATTGCAGCTTCTAATGCTCTTTTAGCAAATTCTTTTTGATTAACTAAAGCTTTTTCTCTGTCAACTAGCATTGATTCGTTTTGAACAATGTTAGTAGATTTTAATTTATCTGATTCTGATTTAACTTGTTTAGCGTAATCAATTGCGGCTTGTTCTCGTCTTTCCGCTTCACGCATTTTTTTCGTTAATTTATCAATACGTTTTTTTACACCTACACTATATTCTTCAAGTTCTTCTTCTTTAGTTTCAACTGCAGGAGTATTTTCTTCTTGAACTTCAACAATAGGAGTATCAGATGATACTTCTTCGGTGTTAACGTTTTCAACTTTGTCTTCTTTAAGTTCTATATCAACAGCTTCTCCAGATGTATCTATTGGAACTAATTTTTCTGATTTATTTGTTTGTACTTCTTGCATAGAGTTCTCCATGTTACATTAAATTAGCTGGCAAAATATCTCTTGGATCTTCGACAACTGCCAGTACTTCATCGTCGTTGATTATACGAAGTTCACCACCATCAATGCTAAGTCTAGCTCCTGCATATTTTGTAATGATAATCCAATCGTCCTTTTTGCACCACGCCCCATTAGGAAATTTATCTTTATCCATATAAGCATCAGGACCTACGGCAATAACCTTACAAATATTAGTAGCAATTGAAGCTTGTTCAATAGCAGTATCTGTAAGAAGTACGCCTCCTGCTGTTTTACCTTCTAATTTTAAAGGAAATAAAACAAGACGGTATCCTGTTGGTTGAGGTACTTTTTCTATGTCTTTCTTTTGTTTCTCTTTCTTTTTACCGTCCCAAATGTGTTTCGGCATAATTAGTTTACTTGCTGGCTTATTCATCTTCTAGCTCCGTTTTTCTTAGCAGGTCCGTGAGTTCCTGTACTTCTTGTTTTAAAGCATGTAACTTTCCCGTTAAATACTTATATTCGTCCCAACTTGGAACGCCTTGCAATATAGCTTGTTCTACGGCTGTTTGTCTAGCAATTAATTCTTTTTTGTAATAAGTAAAAAAATTTTCTAGTCGCATGATTTCATTTGGTCAGCTAATTTTTTGCAACGATTTGGAGTTTGTTTATTCCATTTCGAGTCGAGCATTTCGTAGCTCGCACCAATAAAATTGCTTTCCTGCAGGGCTTTCCACATGTTACGGAACTTGGATACGCCTGATTTTCCAAGTTGAAATACCATTTCGGTAATGGTATGCTGCGCAGTTGTAGGCAAATCTCTTACGTCATTCTCTTCCATAAGCTGTCTTGCTAAACCAACTGCTTTATTTAAATCTTTATCAAATACTTCTTGTAGTTCTTCTTTGGTGTATGTCTTACCGTCTTCAAAATTATCTTCATGCACCACTTTATGACCCCACCCTATTGTGCGAAATCCTTCGGTGTCTATGTATACGTGATCTCTAAAGCCTTCAGATAATTTTACTGATCCTGCTAATTCGTCGTATGTCATGTATATATTTTTGTTACTGGTCTTTTATCTTTTAACATTCTACCAAAACCTCTTGGTGTAACCTCTATATACCCTCCCATATTCTTTTTGACAATCTTATTCCCATGTTTTTTTGCCCAACTTTTAGCAATTTCTGGTTCATTAGCATAAAGATACGCTCTTTGTTTTTTAGAGCGAAAGGGCATTAGCTTTTCTTTTTAGGTTTAAAAGCAGTTTTAGCTGATTGTTTTAAAGCTTTTGCACTAACCGTGCCTTTACCAGGTCGACTCGTTCCAGCTTTACGGCGTTTGTTCATGTTGTAATAAAGTCCCTTTTTAGCAGTTCTTCCATCTTTTGTTACATGAGTGCCTTTTTTAGCTTTGATAACAGATCCTTCTCTAGAACCTTTTGCCATACCACCACTTTTTTTTGCAATCACTCCTCTGCCTATTAAAACATCTTTTTTTGTTATTTTACCGTCTCCGCTTAAATCTTTCATTATTTAGCTATCCCCATTCCACGTTTTGCAATACCGCCGCCTCTGCGTTTAATTGCTCCACCATTTTTTCTCATTGTTGGATTGTAACCTGTAACACTTTTAACAGTTGGATCTTTAGAATAACCCATTGGATTCATTCCACCACCCATACTACCACCCATAGCTCTATTAGCAATGTTAGGTTTGTTAGGTTTGCTAGAAAGTGCTTTTCTTCTTGCTCTAAATTGAGAAATAGTTCCATTTAATCTTTTTCTCATTGTTTTTTTATCATCAGAATCCATGTTGTCAAAAAGTTCTCTAGCTTTTGTAATCATTTTTTGTAAAGAAGATACGACTCCAGCACCGCCTCCAGCACCGCCTTTTAAACTATCTTGAATTTTTGATAATTGATCTGTTAATTTTTTTGTACTCATTTTGTTAGTCCTTTCGCCTTCTCGAAACTTCTCATTCCCGCTACGCCGAGCATTGATGTAACAATTGCTAGTAAGGGTCCAGTTTGAATTTCAGGAGCCGTTAAGTTTAGTCCTGCAAATTTACTATACCATTCTATGCAGGGAGATAGAATGAATTCGAACATTAACGCAAGGCCTCCAATCCATCCTATGAAGGGTCGCCAGCCAGCAACAAATATGCTGCGATGGCTGGCTTCCTTTGCATTAACATCTAATTGTTTTTCTGCAAGCTTTTGTTGAATGCGTTGCATGATAATTTTTTTATCTAATTTCTCTTCTTCTGAAGTATGAATTGAATCGATAACGGAAGCAACTTGTTTAAGTGCTCCGTCTTTGCCTCCTAACAAACCTGAAAGTAGGCCAAAAGCCATTAAGCAGCTCCACCAGTTAATTGACCTATTACAATAATTACTATTATTGCAACAATAGCCGCTTTAATCCAGTCCTTCATTTTCCAATCCGACCACTCTTTAATGTGTGCCCATAGATCTTTTAGTAAGTTCATAGAACCTCCTTTTTTATTAAAAAAATAATTTATCTTATTTTAAGACTAAAATAAACCTTTGAATGGTACTTTTTTAATCTGTACTTTACTTCTTTGTCCTTTTGGTCCAGCTCCAAGGTTTTGTGTAACTTTTGGTCCTTCCATTGTAGCTGAGTAAACGTCTGCAATTGCTGTTTTATTCACATGAGGACCTGCATAAGGATTCATGTCTTTTGAAACAGTCATTTTTGCATTCGGATATAGTGAACCATTTATAAATTTTGGTTTTGGATTGTTTAATGCCATGTTATCTCCTAATGTATGGTAGGTTTTATCACTTTAATAAAATCTACAGCGTTGTTATCAAATAAAATATTGCCATCTGCATTACCAAGCTCATCATGGTAAAGAAGAGTAGCTATACTCATCATTGCTCCTCCTATTAGTAACCTATCTTCAGAAGATTGTGAAGATTTTTCCACAATATTCATTAGCATGTCAAAAAAACTAGCTAATCGTTCTTCTGCAGTTACAGTATTAGTTATCAAAACGTATATTCCTTTGCTCATCTATTTTTTTAGGTTCTTTTGCCTTAGTTAGATTAACATTAGCACGTAATTGAGCAATATCTTCTTGAGAATCAATTCTATCTTGAGCAATATCGGCCGTTTGTTCTAATTTTGCTTGATCCATACCTAATCTACCTTGATCCATAGCTGTTTTACGCTGTAAATCACCCGCTTTGATGTTAATTTCTTGTTGTTTTAAGTTAATTAGTGGATCTTCGCCCATTTCTTGTAACATTTCCTGTTCTTCTGTTACCATTTCTTCTGTCATTAGAGCAATTTTCTCTGCAATTTGTTGTTCCATTACTTCTTGGAATTGTTGTTGTAGTTCTGGTGGTATTTGACCGCCATATTGTTGTGAAATTTGATCTATTTCTTGTTTATTTTCTTCTTCTACTTCTTCTCTTGCTTGTAGCCCTACGTGCTCCATAATATGTCCTTGCAAAATTGCCATTGTTGGTGGATTATTTTTAACTAGAGCAGAAGACATAAAAGCTCTATGTGCATCTATGTGAGCCATGTGATTTTGATTTCTAAAAGCTACTAAACCTTGTCCTTGTAAAGAGTTTGCATTTTCTACAGCAGGATCCATAGGCTCTGGTTGAGCAGGAATAGGTAAAATAACGTCAATATCTTTTACACCAAGTGCTTGATACATTCTTCTGTACGCTTCATACATATTATGTGAAGCGGGATCTGCTTGTGCTAATTGTAATTGTGTTTGTGCCAATGTAACACGTTGAGACATAGAAAAAATATTTGGATCTGATACAGGAATAATATCTATATCATCACTAAAATCTTCTGCTTTTAAACTTGGTATTGCATCATTACCTACTTCATACGGATAAACAGGAGGTAAAGACTCAGCAAATATTTTTGCTAATAATTTAAATTCTATTTTTTGTGCATAGTGTAATCTTTTATGAATAGCGGACATGACTCTTGCGCCACGTTCCATTAGTGCCATTGTTGTTCCTACAGGTGCACCAGCCGCCGCTCCTTCACCGACCTTTTGATCAGCGATTGC